TTGAGGTCTTGAGCAAGCTCTAGTGAGTACTCAGCTTTCAACGCACGAGATTTCGCAGTAACTGTTACTTTCTCGATGCTGAATGCCATCTGGTTGAACTGGTCGCCAGTTCCATCACCTAGATCTTCAGCAGTGTCGGTACGCATACCCTGACCAACGTTGTAGTCAGTGCCGTTTCCTTGAGCAGCAGTAGGATTAAGTAATCCAGGATTAGATCCCTGCTGTGCAGTTGTACCCAAACCAACAGTTGTATTAACGTCTCCAGTGGAAACATCAAATCCATCATTCTGTCCAGAGAATGCTGTATCTGCTTCGTTGAATAATGCTTCTGTTCCGCTTTGAGTCTTGTAACGAGATCTCATTGCGAAGATTAGTCCAGTAGGACCATTCATTGGTTGAACACCAGCAAGGTCATAAGCGACCAAGTTTGGCATTGAGCGTCTAATCAATGAGATTAGAACAGGGTCGAAACCAGCAACAGGACCAGCATCAGCTGCTCCAGCAGAGAAACCTGCTGCAGAACCTGAACTACCAGTGTTCACATTGGGGGCTTCTGAAAGGAAGCTACGCTCCTCTCTTAATTCTTTTTCTTGGTTTTCAAGCAAGATTGCGGTTACGGATCTTCTATGAGCGTCCTTGATTGGATCAATTCCATCATAGTCGAGAATCGGTGACCACTTTTCCTGCAAGTACTCCGAATTGTACATTTGCATTTGAGTTTTTACCTCTAATTTTGTTTGAAATTATCTAAAATTCACTTGTTAGCACTTCTTGAAAGTGTATTCAAATAGGCTTGCATCGCTGGAGCGTAATCCTGCGGTGCTACTTCGTCAGTAGAAACCTCTTCTGATAAGTTTTCAGAGGTGCTTTTTGGAGTGCTAGTCTTAGTAGGGAAATAAGATTCCTTCAAAGTACTAACTTTCTCACGATAGTCTGACTCACTTTCAAACTCAACATTCTCGGCAAGAGTAGCAAGTTTTTCCTTCTGAGTGTCTGCGAGACCTTCAGCAACATCTGCAAAAATTACATCTGCTGTGGATTCTGCTAATCTAGAATTGAGAGCCATATTTCTCTCAATTTGCTCATTGAGTTTACCTTCCATTTCATCAAGCTTATCTACCATGCTATTAAGCACATCATATTTTTCTTCAGGGATTGTTACATAATGTTCTTCAAATAGTGACTTCATACCTTCCATGAAGGATTCAGTCATTTCTGTTTTAAGACCTGCTTCTACTTGCAGAGCGTTTTCTTGTAACCACTCGTCTGCAACATATTCAAGGTAAGAATCAACTCTTTCTGTAAGTCCAGTCTTGATTGTGTCTAGTTCTTCTACTAGAGCAGCAGCATAAGACTCATTGAGTTCTTCTTTAATTTCTACAACCTTGGTTTTGATTGCGGTCTCGAAAATTGTTCTTGCTTTGTTTTGGAAGTCTTCTGAAAGTTCTTCACCTTCTAGAAGTGCCTGAACGTCTGCTTCAACGTCATAGGTCTCTTCTTCTTCAATAACTTCCTCTTCTGTAGATTCTTCTTCAGCAACTACTTCAGTTCCTTCTTCAGTTGTTACTTCCTCTTCAGATACAACTTCATCAGTTGTTGCTTCGTCTTCAGAAACGATCTCTTGACCATCTTCAAGTTCGTCTGAAACTGCTTCAGCTTTAGCTGCTTTAGCATTAACAACGTCTTTTACTTGAGCGAGAGTAGCACCAGGTGTTTTTAACTTGTTGCTATCATCATCAGGTTTTGAGTTTTCTGGGGTAGGTCCACCAAGATCTTCCCAAGTGGCAGGAGTACCACCTGTAGTAAGTTTCGGCATTGCTTCTGCTGAAGCCGCACCCTTGGTCACCTGGTTTTCTTCGATGTTTTCCATTTCGTTTAAATTTTTACCAACGGACATGTGTTCTGATTCGTAAGAATCTTTTATTATTTATAGTTTTGTTAAACTTACAGGTTATTTAGAAAATCGTTGAATAGACTCAACTTATGTTCTTCTAACCTTCTTTGGTCTACTAGAGTATTAATTTTCTTTGCTGTATTTTCAGCAAGTTGCTCTCTAAGAGAACCACCTTCCCAAATCCATTCCTTTCCTTCCATAATTCCATTCACAAATGCATCAGGTGCAGAAGGATCTGCTACTATATCTGCAGCAGTTGCTAATTGGAAATCTTCTCCAACAACTTTACATCCTGTATGATCTTCTTTAAGTGATCCAACTCCACGAGAAGAAACACCTAAAGTAACACCTTCACCTATTAGTGATGATGCAATTTTACCCATAGGTGTTGAAAGTAGTTTTGCTTTTCCTACAAAATTATTTCCTTCACGAACAAGAGATGTTATTTTATGAGAAACCCTATCAAGATTAACTGTAGGACCATCAGGATGACCTAATTCTCCTAAAGCACGACCTTTACCTACAAAATTCTCACAGTATCTACCAACTTCTTTGCCAAGAATATCAACAGGATACATTCTTCCATTGCGGTTTTTTATACCTCCCTGCAAGAATACACCTTCAATATGAAGAGTTTTGTTACTCCCCTTACCTTCAGTGATAATTTTTACGTTAGAAATCTCTTCTGTAATTAGTTTCATTCTTCTGTTTCCAGTTCGGCAGTTGGTTCTTCAGTTTCAACTTCTTCAGCATCATCAAACATTGAATTTGATACTGCAGGTTTTAACTGATCAATTCGCTCTGCTGATTTTGCATATAATACATCCTTAATTCTATCGGATACATCACTAGCAGTAGCATCAGTAGCAATCAAATCAATAAGTTCTTCCATAAGATTAAAATATTGTTATATATTTCCTATTTATAACTCAGACTCCTTGGTGTCTTTTTGATACTGTGCATCTATATCAGCAGCTTGTTGCTGTATTGCTGGATCCATTGACAAATCTTGCTCTTCTTCCATTGGCATTTCTCCTTCTTGAGGCAATGGTTCTCCAGTTACTGGATCGATTGTTGATGGATCTGGAATAATTCCCTTTTGAATCTCATCTTCGATTTGTGTATCAATCTCTTCAATTTCTTGATCAGATTGTCTTAGGATTCTTTTACGAACATACTCAGTAGAATAATACTTTCCAATATATGGTTCAATAAGAGAAAGTTGATTTAATCTACTTTCCGTCATTTCAGATTCTTTCAATTCTGCAAATTGATTATCATAGATGAAGTCATATTGAATATGATCCTCCATCATTTTCCAATCTTCTGGAGTACAAATATTCTTTAGGATTAATTGTGTTCTAAGAATATCATTGAACATTGCAGCAAAACGCTTTCTTAAACGCCCTACAAACTTAGCAAATTTAAGTTCATCTCTTAAGATTTCTGATGAACGACCTAAATTAAAACCACCTTCAGCAGCAATTCTAGATTCGGGAACACCCAATGCTCTATAAAGTTTCTTTTGGAAGTACTCAATATCAGCAAGTTCCCCAAGATTCTGACCACCAGGTAGAGTTGTAATTTCAGTTCCACGACCACCTTCTCTTCTAGGCAACCAGAAATCTTCCATCATACTCATAAATTTACGATCATCACGAACTTCACCAGTGTTAGCATCGTAAACTAACTTATTTCTATAGCGAGACATTACCTCTTTAAGGTATTGTTCTGCTTTTACTTTTGGTAGATTACCTACATCAATATAAAATATTCTTCTTTCAGGTGCTCTTGATAGTCTGTAGATAACAAGAGAGTCCTCAATCATCCTAAGTTGATTAAGTGCCTTAATTGCTTTCTGAAGATATGAAAGAACTCTATTCTTATTTCTATCAACTAATCCAGAGGTACACATAGTGATAGAATCCTTTGCAATTTTAATAGAATTCTTACCACCCATTTGCCCAACCATTGAAGTTGGGTGTTGAGTTTTAGGTGTATAAATGTAAAATTCGTCAAATTCTGGATTAGGAACGACATCCTCATTCTTCCTAATCCTTATTGATGGATCTTGATCACCTGGTTTTTTCTTCTCCTGACGAATAAACTTCATCTTAAGAGGATCAATATATCTTAAATCTTGAATTCCATCCTGTGGATTCTTTACATCAATAACTTTTAAATAAAATACCCTACCATCTACATACCAATTTCTAAAAATTTCATGAGACTTTTTATCAAAGTCCATTATTTCTTTGATATATCTAAACTCTTCTCTAATCTTTTTCTTTAAAGTATTACTTGCATTTAAGTTAGAAAGTTCTACTTCTACTGGAGAGTCGTATAAATCACTGACTATTGCCTCATTGACAACATCTTCTATCGCACCATCCACCTCTGGGTGAAGTGCCATTTCTCTATATCTTCTTATTAAGTCGTATTCAGAACGATATGCACCTTCAATATCTACGTATTGACCATAAAATCCACTCGATATAAAATTATCAACACCGTCCTCATTATTTTTGGGGACGGGTGATACTATCGAAGTGGATTTCTTTTCTGTATCCTCAATAGAAAACCCGAAAAGTTTTGCCATAGTATAAAATTTACTCTGTTATATGATCTATTTAGTTGATGTTATCACCACCAGCATTTGGACCAGTTCCTTTAATTGCTTCCCAGTACTGAACCTGTAGTTCAACTGTGAACTCCTGAATCCCTTGAGCATCGTAAGAAAGTTCAATAGGACCAACTTGAGTTGGGAAAGTATCAAAGAATCTGTAAGATCTTAATGTAGAACCATCACGATCTAACTGATAGACATAAGCATCTGCTTGATAATCTGCAGGATTTGTTAAACCTGTGTTATCAGAAAGACGATTGATTGTATTCATCCATCTTTCAAATGC